TCTATTGCATCAACTAAACCTGTTTCCACTGTTGAAGCAATACTTGAATATAAAGTATTTAATTTTTGCAATTCATCTCTTATTCTTATATTATTTTCTATTTGTTTTACTTGTTCATCAGTTAAGTCTTTTACATCTATTTTCATTTTCTTTGCTATACGAGCTTTTTCTCTTTCAATTTCTGCACCTTGTTGTCCTAACAATAATTGATTTTGTAAAAATGTATTTTGTTGTTCAATACTTTTTGTTGCTTCATTAAATAATTCTTGTCTTACATTTGCCACATCTATAGATTTACCTTCTTTTATTAATCTTTCTTCTATAGCACCGATCTCAGCTTTAATTCGGTTTCGTTTTGCTCTATTTTGTTTTGTACTAGCTATTCCTCCTAACTGATCTCTTAATAAAGTTAATCTTGCAGCATCACTACCACCTGCTGCCTCTCCTAATCCCAATAATCTTTCTCTTTCTTTTTGAGTTGCACCAGTAATACCACCAGCCATATCTGCAAAGAATTTAAAAAATGGAGCTAAAGCAGCTTGCATTTTTGTCATGGCTAACGTAAATGAATTTCCAAGCACACGACTAGATTCAGCAAATTCTTGTAAATTTTGCACACCTTTTTCTCCAATAGCTTTATTCATTTTTTCTGTTGCCATTGCCAAAGCAACATGAGCACCTTCTGATCTTGCAATAATTTGCAATCTCTTTTGTTCCATCGTGCCAGCAATACCTAAAGAAACTGTTAGTTGATTTATATCAGGCTCTATTTCATTAAAAGCATTACCTAATTGGTTCATGCTATTGACTAAAGTTGTAATTTGTTGAAGAACAGCAGTAGCAACAAGACCTCCTGCAAAGCCTCCCATCTGACCACCCATTTTTGTTCCTAAGAAACCACCAGCAAAACCAAATGCACCTCCAAGTGGCCCTTGTCCAAATAGCAATGGAAATGCACCACTAACTAATGCACTTGATAATGCACCATCTCCACCTCCACCACGAGCACCTTTCTTACCTCTACCAAAAATACTACTTATTTTGCTTGCTAAATCTGTATTTTTCTTTCTCATCTCATTATTTTTCTTAATTGCAAATGTTTCTTTATTAGTTGCTCTTACCTGTTTTTCTGTAGCTGCTACAGCTGCTTTATGTTTATCAGTTCCAATTTCCAAACTATTTGCATATTCTTGTAATGCTTCGGCTGCTGCCATTTGTTGATTGGCAGTTTTACCAAATGCACCATTCATACTGTTAACTGCCTTAACAATATCCTCCATATCTTTTGTATATTTTTTTAAATCCTTTCTTGCTTGTTTTCCTCCCTTACCTCCTACATTGCGAGGATTCATTATATCTATTGCACGAATCTTATCTACACTTGCTGTTAGTTGATTTACTTTTTGCTTTAATCTATCAAGACCAGATTGCCCTTTTACCCTTAAATTAATATTTACACCATATTCACCTGCCATTGGATTCGACCTAAAACCAAAACTTTATTTTAGTGTACCGCTTTTATGGTTTTCTTGCTCGTGATTTATCTTTTGCATTTTGTATTGCTTTATCTTCTAATTCTTTTTTTAATTCATAGTATGCCAACCAATTTGTATATTCTTCTCTAGTTAATTTACTTGTAAGTTCTTGTACTGTCATTCCTAGCTCTGTTGCTAAGAAAAAAATAAAAAACCAATCGTTTCTAGCTTTTTAAATCTGCTTTCGCTTCCTCCACCTTATAATCATCACCAGAACCTAACATCGCAAGTTGAATCTCTTGTAAAACTCCTGCATTAACTTCTCTTCGTAATGATGCTCTATGACCATCTTGAAATAATCTATTACCATTTTCATCCAATGCTTTAGTAATCATCAAATTCAAAGCAAAGTCTTCACTTGAGGCAGAATCTCCAGACTTAGCAACAATAGATTCTCTTTCTGCAATTGTTAATGGATTCCAATAAATTTTTAAAAGTGTTTGATCTCCTTCTTTTAATTCATAAACATATTTTTGGCTAACACCAAATTTATTTTTGAGAAGTTCAATAGCTTCCATACAATTATTTAAAGTTCTTATATTATACTAGGCATTAGCCGTAAATTGGCAAGATATTATACCGACAAAGTGACTCCTATCTTCAACATCTAACGGAGTCGGACCATTGATATCACGGACTTTTGGCGAACAGCTAAATGTATCAACATAAGTAGAAGTATTAACAGAGGTTAAGCCATCTATTACAGATTCGCAAACACTAGACAATATTGATGTGCCTTTTGATTTAGGAACATACACATTACATTGAATAACACCAGAATAATAATCTGAAGATGCACCTTGATTCTGTATTGTTGATTGTTCAAAATCTATAGACATCAGAATATACTTTTTTGTTTTTCCTGGATTTGTAAAATGCACATTGTCATAAACCATCAAAACAGTAGGATCTGCATCAGTTACTGAATCGGTAACTGCTTTTTCAAACGCTGCTCTTGTATTTACTAAAGTCATAATTAAAATTCAGTATATTTAATACTTGGATTTCTTTGAGTCTTAGTAGATTTAGGTGAGTTATTAAATGTAGTGCTACCACCAAGAAATAACTTACCTTTACTCGTCATAGTTTGACTTATCATCTTCCCTAAAGAACCTTGAATAAACATTTGTAATTTACCACCTTCTAAAGCATATATTGAATACTCAGCTTTATTACCAATATAAACAGCACGTTTATAATTAAAAGCTCTTTTTACAGGATATCGTGGTTCTATTACTGGATTCTTAGGTTTATTTTCTTTAACAGAACTTGCAAGAAACATTCTTGTAGCTTCTCTTTTTATACCAGCCCAAGGTTGATGTTTTTGTATAAAATCATTTGCTTTTATTGGGCTACTTTGAACTTTCCAACTTGAAGCAAAAAATCCTGTATAAACAGGACTATGTTTTTTTGTTGATAATGTTCTATGTATTTTTTTTATAAGAATATTGAAATCTCTTGAAATATCTTTATCAAGATCTTTTGGTAATTGCCTTACATTTTTGTATACCATTAGAACCTCACTAATAATGTGAACAGATAAGTCTGCCCACCTTTCTTAGTATCTATATCAACTATCTGAGCTAACCTATTAGAACCAGCAAAACTTAACGTAACTTCATCTTCAAGATCTGGCTGATTATCTCCAATAAGATCGGGTGTAAGATAAATCTTTGCTTCTCTCATTTCTTGTCCTGCTTCTTCTTCTGATCTAACAAAAGATATTGGTACTTTCAAATCTGAATATGTAGTATCTACAGTAACTTGTTCTCCAGTATCTACGTTATAACTAGAAACACCTTTTTTTGTATAAGAAATGGTGTGATCAAAAGAATCACCTAAAGTTGCAACAACACTCTTAGCAACACTTTTAAATAGACTATCTAATTGACCTGCCATTATCCTCTAACTACCCTCATCTGAAAAGTACCTGCTCCACCTAGCATATATGCTCCAAGATAACTTTGTAACCAAGGATAAACATCCATAATATTATTTATAGAACCAGTACCTTGACTTTCAGTATTGTATTTAACTTGTAAATCTCCTAGTTTCACTTCAGAAAAATTACCATCTTTACCAGTAGTGCCAGTAATAGCACCAGTATCATTTGCTAAAGCTCTAGCTAATTCATACTGTGCATATTTAATATTATTTGGAATGGTTGAACAACTTAACTCAACTCTATCTACCTGATAATTTGTTCTTGGAAATTTTAATGCTTGATTTTCGTCACATCTATCTCCTTGAAATACAAAAGTATCAATCCATCTTGTAGCAGCTATCAATGATCTATTCTTTTGATCATCTGTTTTATTAGTCCAAGTAGAAGAATCTGGAACTGTTTCAAAATAACTATTAGCTTCTGTCAATGTGACATAACTATTTGCAGTTTCACTTTTTATAGTTGCGTTTATAGTAGCTGCCACGATTGATAAAGTAATTTAGTTTTAT